AAACGACGTGCCTGTCCAGCAGGCGCTGGATCTGCATGAACCGCCCCATCCCGAAGTCGCGGAGCACCTCTGAAAACAGGATCGTGGCGACTCGGTGGGAAATGCCGTTCTTTTGCTCGTATAGATCGATCATGGCTTACCCCTTCATTCCGCTATCTCTATGACTGGATCGCTCCACATGATTTCCGAGTACAGATATTCCCAAGGTGTCAGTTGTTTAACGAGTTGCACTATGTAATCTCCAGTGATCCCTTGTGCATCAGGCTTCCGCGCCGGATTCATCAGAACCCATGTCAATGTCCATGCCCAAGTCATCATTGCGCTTTGCCCATGTAAAAAGGTTCTCGCCTTCCACTTGTTTCTCGACTTGTATGAGGTTTTGGAGGGCGATATCGTAATAGGATTTTTTTAATTCGATCAGGATGGCTTTACGCTTGAACCGGATAGCTTGATACGCCTCGCTGCCAATGCCGCCAAACGGGGTCAATACTGTTTCTCCTGGATTTGAATAGAGCTTGATGCACCGCTCTATGGTCCCGAGTTGCAACGGACAAATATGCTTCTCGTCATCCTCGGCCCGCGCTTTTGAGTATTGAAGTACATCGGATTCCTGTATCCCGGTCCAGATCCCGCCGGCCCAATCAATCCACGTTTCATTGTTCATTTCTTTATTCTCGGCGGGTCGCACTGGGATGTCCGACGTCCCTGGTTTCTTGAATATCAAAATGTGATCAAGAATCGCCGGTCTGCACTCCGATGAATCCTTGCGGAGCTGGGCGAACAAAAGGGACTTTGAATGTGTCCTAATCGCCTGAGCCTGTGGGTTTTTCGTGACGATTGCCCTACCCCAAAACAGCCACCCCTCTTTCTCGTAAGCATTAATGACCGCCCCTGGAAAGTCCCGCATGCCGATGTATCCGTCCTTCATACTCATTGCGGGAATGTCAGAGGTATGGACACAGGTATTCCGGCCTATTTTTGTTACCCGGAGAAGTTCCCGCACAATGAAGGCGTAATGCGTGAAAAACTCGTTCCAGTCTCTTGAATTTCCAAGGTCGCGTTCGGTCGCCGTATAGGTGTAAAGGTCCGCAAACGGAGGGGAGTAAACAGAAAGGTCGATGCTGTCCGCTGCCAGTGTTTTCAAGACTTCACATGAATCCCCAAGGTAGGCAGTGAACTTCTCACCCTTATGGACGCTTGTATCGTGTTCGATTTCCATTCTCTGCTCCTGTCCTAATTCTCCCAGTTCATAGTTTTTAACTAGTTTCATCAGTTCGCCATGAAGTCCCGTGGCAATAGTCTCTTTTCTGAGCACGTTCTCATAGATTGCCCTCTCCACATCTGAGAGCACAATCCATACATTGACTGGATCGGTTTGCCCGAAACGCCATTGTCTGCGGATACATTGGTAATAAGCTTCCCATGAATCTGATAGGCCGAGAAAAAGCATGTTGTGCGCGTTCTGGAAGTTCATCCCAAATCCGGCGATCTTCGGCTTTGTCACCAGTACCCGGAACTTCCCATCTTGGAAGTCCTCAATCATCTGCGCCTTGTATTCGGGGCTATCGCTGCCTTTGACTTCAATGGCTCCATCAATCAATGGCGTGATCTGCTCGCTTTCATTGTTTAGGCCGCACCAGATTATCCATTGATCCTGATTGCCGTTCACGATCTCAAGAGCCTTATCAATCTTGGGTTTGATGGTTTCATGCCGGACCTTGCCGCGCTCCTGGATTCCTTTGAGCGTGTCAAAAAATAGCTTTCCTTCTGGCTTGTAGGTAACAGGTATAAAGATAGGATTGATATTGAGCGGCGGGAGAATGAAACCATCATCGTCAAAGCCAAGGTCTGAGGGCTTTTTCATGCTCATAGCCCAAGAGGACAGCCATCGATAAAAGTCCTGCTTGGCATAGTTCCTGAGCCGCCATTCCTGGCCATTCTTATTGCTCTGCTTGATCTTCTGGACACGTCCATCGGGCAGGACCGTTTCCGTGACCTTATTGGCATGGATGAAAAATTCGGAGAGCATTTCGTTTTGGCGGCACACCCCAATAAACTCGGTATGGTTCCCAAGTTCAACCTGATCGTTCGGCGCAGGGGTGGCCGTGCAAGCCAGCCGATATGGAACATCATCGAAGAGCCTGATCAGCTTTCCGCGTGTCTTTCCATCAAAGGATTTCAGGATGGAGCTTTCATCTAGGACGATCGCTCGCCAAAAGGGAGCGGTCACGCGGTCGATCATTTCATAGTTCGTAATGTGGATCGGGATGGAGGGGTCAATCTCATCCCTGGACCGGATATATTTGACATCCAAGTTTATTTTCTTGGCTTCTCTGACCGTCTGCCGCGCTACGCTGAGTGGAGCCACAATCAAAGCCGGCTCATTCAGCAATCGAGCCCATTCCAGCTGGCAAAATGTTTTCCCGAGGCCAGTGTCAAGGAACAGTGCGCACCGACCTTTTCTTATGGCCCATGCTGTAACTCGTTTCTGAAAATCAAATAACTTCGGGTGGATTTGAAATTCATCTATGTCTTTCCCGTGTCCTTGATAACGGCGCTTTTTCGATTTCAAAAAATCTTCATATCTCATACAATCATCAACCCCTCTTTCTCGTACACGCTAGGCCCTTTGGCCCCCTCCCGGAGGACCCGGTCGAGGCAGAGCAGGATCCCCACAATCCCGTCGATCTTCCCCTGGCTCGTGGCCTTGTTCGGCTTCCTGTTGCCGGCCGGGTCCGTGCTAACGCTCACGTTGTCCGCCATCCACCGCAGGATCGGGTTGCCCCCGTGGTTCATCTTGTTGACTAGGAGCCTCCGCTCGAACTCCTGGCAGGGCCCGGCCATGGAGAGATACCCCATGCCGCAGGCGATCACCTTCGGATCCTTCTCCGACCCGCCCAGCTCGTCGTTCAGCTTCATGGCGAACTCGTACCCTTGGAACAACCGGTCCACCGAGATCGACCCGATCTTGAACCGCAGACTGTCCGCCACGATCTGCGCCCGGATGAAGTCGTAGTCGATCGCGTCCCCCGGCGTGGTGAGCAGGTGGCCCTGTTTCTTCCAGGACTGGTAGTTTTCCCTGTACTTGTTTCGGGTGTCCGTCAGCCTCGCCTCCGGGCACCAGACGCGGACCAGAATGTCCACGAGCTCCCGGTCGTCCTCGTCCGGGAAGAGCATCGTCCAGACCGTCAGGTCTGACACGGCCGACAGGTCGATCCCGCCCCAGCACTGCCGGCCGGCCAGCTCCTCCTCGACGACGGGCCGCACGTTGTTCCGGTCCCACATCGCCAGGTCGATCCAGCGGTTCTCCTGCTGGGTCCATATATTGAGCCGCTTCGTGAGAAAGTTGTTCTGGGCGCTCGGCATCTGCATCGCTATCCGCGCCTTGTCCCGGAGGTCCTCGATCCGGGTCATGTAGCCGGGGATGGGGTTGCCGTCCGGATCCAGCCCGAACCGGGTCCCGGAGCCCGTGACCCCGATCAGCCCAGGGCAGGCCTTGACCCACAGGTCCTCATCCGTCCAGTCGTCCTCGGTTTCCTTCAGGTCCGGCCAGTCCCTGGCTGTGTCTAAAGTGTAGATGATCCCGAAAAGCGAGTCGTCCTCAATGGTGCCCTTCAGGATCTGAGTGACATACTGCCTCGTCTCATAACAGATCCCCTCCTGGTTGAACCCGGCGGTCGTGATTATGACGATCAGGGGCTGCCGCCTGGCGCCCACACTGTCCACGATCAAATCGTAGATCTCCCTCGTTTGGTGCGCGTGCAACTCGTCAAGGCTGGCGAAGTGGGTGTCCAGGCCGTCGAGCGACTTCGATTCGCTCGCCAAGGCCTCACACTTGGAGTTCCTTTCCTCGATGGAAAGGTTATGAGTGTAAAAGCTGACCTTGTTCTTAAACCCGCTCTCCCTGAGCAGGTTCCTGATATTCGTCCAGACGATTTTCGCCTGGTCCTTCTTGACCGCGGCCGTGTAGACCTCCGCCCCCTCTTCCCCGTCTGCCACGAAAAAATAGGCCCCGAGGCCTCCGGCGTAGGTGCTCTTGCTCCCCTTGCGGCCCATCTCGATGTACG